GCCTAACATCCTGGCTCACGTTCACCATTCCCAACACCGCAAAACTGCCCAAGAAGCGGCATTCTCACTATTCACACCGCGGCCGTCCTGCTGCCCGCGTAGTCGATGCTATTCGTGACTACGGCGACCATCTTTATGATGACAGCGGACGGCTGCGGCTCGTACCAGTGAGACCGTTCAATCCCGTGGTCAAGGACTTTCGGCTCGATGACGCTCCGAAGATCGATGCCGAGGTCCTTGCACCTCTGGACCAATTGGGCCCGGTGCTCTCTCAACAAGTACCGGTCGTCACTGGCAATGACTTTGAGTCTATGTTGGCCGCTTTTAATAAGCGGTGCAACTTCCATAGTGACGAGAGAGTTTGCCCCAGTATTGTGAAGGAGGCCCGTCGGTTGGCCTCCCTCGTCTTCCCGAAGTTTGAGCCGTTCGATTGGACGCAGGACATCTATGATCGTTGGGTGTCCAAGTTTCCCCCTGATAAACAAAATCGAATGGCGGCTGCCATTAACAGACTTCATGATGTGGACTTTCGCTCCCTTAACACCAAGTCACTCATGGTGAAGGGAGAAGTGCTCTTAAAACGAAATGACCCATCCTGGGCTCCGCGTGTAATTTACGTTGGCACAGATGAATACAATGTGCTGACAGGACCTCTTATGGATGAGTTTAATAAGAGGCTTTCAAACGCGTTAGACGAGTTCTCCGACGACAGTGTTGAAAAATTCATTTTCGCCTACACCAAGCAAGATGTTGATATAGCTGATGCTCTTGCAGGTTGTGATAAGTACGTTGAAGGCGACTTTTCCGCAAATGATAAGAGCCAACTGTCGGATGTTACGGAGATTTTTGCACACTGGTTGAAGTGTTCTGGAGCGCCTTTGTGGTTTAGGCGTTTCTATATCCAGAACTCCCGATCATTTCGCGTGGTTTCTTATCCCTATGGTCTAAGTGCCACCATTAGCAATCAGCTTGCTACTGGAGGCACTGACACGACCGGCCGTAACACGGTTTGGAACGCATGCCAATGGTGGAGTTTTGTGCGGAAAATGAAATATAGAAAAACCCGAGCCGCTGTACTTGGCGATGATTTGGCGGCTGGCTTAAGCACTGAAGTGGATTTAGAGGCATGGAAGGAGCATTGCGCCCGCGCCGGTATGAAGTTGACCTGTTGCCACAGGCGCTTCTACTGTGACTTAACCTTCCTATCCCGCTTCTTTGTACCTGCAGGGACCCAAAGTGTGATGGTACCCCTCATCGGCAAGGCGTTGTGTCGCTTTAATGCGCGCGCCAACCGTAATCAAGAGATAACCGATGATGAGTATATCTGCGGCAAGGCCCTGTCTTATGCCTACGAGTTCCGCCACGTTGCCTATATGCGTGATGCATTCCTCGCCCGCGCCCGCAGCACTGGTATTTCTTTGGACGACGTTAATCTACATGACTTAACCTGGTTTGCTAAACAGGGCGTCTCGAGCGTCGAGGACGTGTGTCAAAGAATCGTTCAAGAGCCACTGGTGCTGTCGGATGATGAATTTTTGGATGTCATCATGGCTAAGTACGACATTGGACTCTACGACATGGATGAACTTCGGGACAAACTTATTCTCAGCAACGTAGCAGAGACCTTCAGCGATGAGAGATATTATAAGTTTGAACACGAAGTGGCTTGACGATCTGGTTGCCTCTACCCCGGTATGGCTTGGTCCCCCTTAAGGACCCGGCGTGGGAGATGCTGGTGCCCACCGTACGCTGGTACCGAGGAAACACCCCTCGTAAATCCTAGGTTG